AGTTTTTGCTCAGGATGGGAGTGTTACTAAAGTAATAGATATCCCTTATTTTGGGGAGGATTATTGCTATCGATTTGTTTTTCATGATGGAAGTTCTGTTGTTACAAGCAAAGATCATGAGTGGGTTACAAAAAACGGTGAGCGTAGATTTCGAAAAATTTTTAAAAAGGGGGATAAAGTTTGGGAAAATCCTAATTACGACGTCTGGGACATTGTAAGTACAAGTACGATCGTTAATGAGCAGAATAGATTAGCAAAATCAGCAAGAAATAGGTATTCATTTCCGGTTGCTGAGCCGGTTCGTTTAAATAAAAAGGATCTTCCGATAGATCCGTATTTACTTGGTTTGATTTTGGGGGATGGGAGTTTAAAAACATCCCAAGTAACCGTAACATCTTCTGATGAAGAAATAATAAATATTTTGGTTGGTTTTGGGGGTAGATTTTATAATTCTAAAAGAAATGTAACTACAAAAAGTAAATGTTGTGTCCTTCCTTCTGAATATAGACAAAAACTTAACGAGCTAGGGCTTACTAAAGATGTTGGAAGTTTTGAAAAATTTATTCCAGAAATTTATTTGACCGCAGATTTCGATAGCAGATTAGAGCTTTTAAAAGGCTTAATGGATACTGATGGGTCGATAACTAAAACATTTAACGTATCGTATTCTACGATATCTCCTAGATTAAAAGATGATTTTGTAAGATTAGCCGCGTCCCTTGGGATGATGGTTGAAGTTAACAAATACAAAGCTGGTTATAAGTCTGATGGAAAATACATAGAATGCTCAGATTATTATAGAATCGTAGTTAAATCTTTGATTAATCCTTTTAAATTATCTAGAAAGGCCGATAGATTTAAAATTACTAGATATAAGCATGAAAGGGTTCTGTATAAAATAGAAGAACTTGGAAAACTTCCTTGTATGTGTATCACTGTGGAGCATCATAGTGGTACATTTTTAATAACTAAAGACCATTTAGTTACTCACAATTCTTCAACTCAGATAAGAAAAGTTATTGAGTTTGCTGGGAATACCGATCTTCACAAAATATTATGGCGAACTAGGCCTAAGATGTTTTGGTATTTCTACCCAAGCCTCGATGTAGCAACAGCAGAGTTTCAGCATAAATGGGTTCCGGAATTTATGCCTAGGGGTGAGTACAAGAATCACCCCACTTATGGGTGGGAAGAGGAGTATGAGCGGAGACTCATTAAGGCTGTGCATTTTAAAAGTGGGGTTTCTATTTATTTTAAATCTTACGAGCAGTCTGTAAGTAACCTTCAAACGTCCTCAATTTATTACATAGCAATCGATGAAGAATTACCCGTCGATATGTGGGACGAATTGCAGCTTAGAACCCAAGCCGTCGATGGCTATATATCAATGGTGTTTACGGCCACTCTTGGACAAGACTACTGGAGGCGTGTGATGGAGCTTCGCGGAACGCCTGCCGAGGAGCTAAAGCACGCGGATAAATGGCAAGTGTCTATGTTCGATTGTATGTACTATGAGGATGGTACTCCTTCGCATTGGACAAAAGAAAAAATTAATAACGTAATGGCTCTTTGCTCGACTAAAAACGAAATTTTAAAGCGTGTTTATGGTCGATTTGTGAGTGATGAAGGGTTGAAATACTCGTCTTATGATCCGATTAAAAATAGAAAAAAGGGCGGGGAAATCCCTGTTGGATGGAACATATTTGCAGGAGTCGATCCTGGTGGTGGGGGGATTGGCCATCCCGCGGCGATTTGTTTTATAGCCGTGGATCCTAATTATACTCGTGCAAGAGTCGTTAAGCTGTGGCGTGGAGATGGAATTGTTACTACGGCGAGTGATGTTTATTTAAAGTATCGTGAAATGAGAGAGGAAATTGAACGAGTAACCAACCGTAAGGTGTCTCGTAAATTTTACGATTTTGCAGCTAAGGATTTTGCAATTATAGCGGAAAGATTCGACGATTCTTTTGAAAGGGCGGATAAATCACACGATTTGGGTGAAGATATATTGAATGGACTATTTAAAAACGGAATGCTTACTATCGATGATGAATGCGGCCCAGAGGGAGATAAACTTAGTGTTGAATTGAGCACCGTACGTAAAAATGTACCTAAAAACAGATTAAAAGATGACTTAACTGACGCTTTGCGATATGCTGTTACTAAATTGCCCTGGGATTGGTCTGTAATTGCTTCGGACAGCACCGATGTTGACAAAAAAGATATTAAAAGTAAGGCTATTGGCGGAGTGGATATACTTTACAGAGAAGGTAAGATAACATCTGAAGAGTATATGGAAAATAAATCCGGAGGGGATGAGTTTGAAGAATGGAACGAGCTCTACTAAAGGCTTAACATCTGCTGAAATTTGTTCCATACTGGATAGGTTAGTTATGTTTAAATCCGCGAAACTGAAATTTCGCGGTCTTGAGTTAGAGACTTCTAACATCGAGCATACTCCGGTTCTGGAGACTTCTGTAGGCGTCGTAGGGTCGCCGGAAACAATAACCCCAGTCAGTAAGCAAGAGGAACAAGAAATTGACGACGTTTCTCTCATAGCTTTGTCGCCAGAAGAATTTGAAGAACGAGAAATTTCCGGAGAGTTTGATGAAGAACCTGACCATTCAGAAACTTAACGAGTTATATACACTAGGGGATGAAGTAGATAAATCATTATACGCAGAACAACGAACAAACATTTTACTTTGTTCTGGCGAACATTATGCTCGTAGGAATCGTTCTTATTTTAATAGAATTAGAGAAAATCAATCTCTATCTTTAGAACACAAATTAAGACTAACTAAAAACCATATTCAAAAAATTATAAAATTATATGTGAACAACATCACTTCTTACGCTCCTGGAGTGTGTATTGTTCCAGAAAACAAAAAAGAATTACAGGATCAAAAGGCGGCAGAATTAAGTAATTCTGTGTGGCAATGGGCAAAAAACAAGCATAAATTAAAGGCCAAGATCCGCAATTGGGCGAATGATTTTTTCGTTCTTGGTGAATGCGCGACTAAGATTTTTTGGAATCCCAACAAAGGAGAGTTTCTCGGGTACGAAGGTATAAGAAAAGAAGACGGCTCGATTGAAGCTACAGATCGACCTGTATTTAGTGGTGATCTTGAGTTTGAAAGACTTTATGCATTTAATCTTTTTAGATCTGTAGACGCTCAGACTTGGGATGATTCTCCTTTTGTCGGTGTTAAGAAACTAATGAATAGGAAAGAGGCGAAGGAGATATTTGGCCCAGAAAAGGCTAAATTGATTGATGATGCCGTTGGGGATCAATTTATTGTTTTTGAGTCATCTAGTGGCTCTTATAAAAGAGAAAAAGATCAAGTTTTAGTTAAGGAAATCTATTTTAAACCTTCAGTAGAATGTGAAAAGGGGTATTATTATATTTTTACAAACGCAGGAATTTTAGAACAGGGAGAACTTCCTTTTGGTATTTTTCCAATAGTTATTCAAACCTGCGAAGAAAACCAAACAAATCCGCGTGGCATTTCCCCAATTAAACATGCTCGTCCTTATCAAGTAGAAATTAACAGGGCAGCATCTAAACAAGCCGAGCATCAAATTACTTTAGGCGATGACAAACTCGTTTTGATGAACGGATCTAAAATAACACAAGGAGCGCAGCTTCCTGGCGTGCGTACAATGCAGATAACTGGGCAACCACCTACTATTTTAGAAGGTAGAAGCGGTGCTCAATACACGGATTATATTTTAGGACAAATTTCAGAATTGTATTCAGTAATGATGCTTCCAGAGGCTTTGGATGACAAAGTTGATGGTCAAACTGATCCTTTTGCCCTTCTTTATAAAAATTTACGACAAAAGAAGCGTTTCTCAATGTACATTGAGAAGTTTGAAGAATTTTTAGTGTCTGTTTGTGAGACCTATTTAAATTTAGCCCGTCATTATTTTGACGAAAACACAATCATACCGATGATTGGTAGAAAAGAAATAGTGAACATTTCCGAGTTTAAAAACCAAGATCCGCTAAGCTACAGAATCGTAGTAGAGCCAATATCAGACGATA